CAACTGTATACGACGGAATTACTACATGTTCTACCTACAGCGGAATTAGTACATCCGCAACGAGAAGCGATGGTCGGGGACAGTATTACCCCCGACCTATCGCTTCCCTTCCCCTCACAAAAAACAAAATGCCATCACCCCAAGCGGTTCGTTGGGTGTTTACACTCAATAACTATAGTGACGATGACATTGCGAAACTCGCCACTCTTGTGCCAACTGTGTGTTCGTATCTTATCTACGGAAAAGAAACATGTCCGACTACATTGACACCCCATCTTCAGGGCTATCTTCATTTCGTGAAACGCCAGACCCTCTCGGGTGCAAAAGTCCTTCTCGGTAACCAATCGTTTCATCTGGAGGCATCCAAGGGAACCCCGGAGCAGGCGGCAGAGTACTGTAAGAAAGAGGGTTCCTTTGTTGAGTTTGGGCAGCCCCCAAAGGGCGGAAAACGCAATGATTGGCACGACATTCGGGATTGGATGGCGGCCTTGGACTGTCCACCCAGCGACCGTGATCTTCTCGATAAAGCTCCCCACCTATGGGCCCGAAATCGGCCCGCTTTGTTGAAGATGGCACAACTTCTCTGTCCTCCTCATCGTCTAGTTGAAGGAGATCCACGAGAGTGGCAAGAACGGCTTTCATCTTTGATAGACGCAGAACCAAACGATCGTACGATTTATTTCGTTGTTGATCCTCCTGGAAATAACGGTAAGACATGGTTTCAGAAGTGGTATCTATCAAAGAGACCAAATGATGTTCAACTTTTGCTCATGGGCAAACGAGATGATATGGCGTATTCTGTTGATGACACCAAATGTGTGTTTATGATAAACGTTCCTCGCGGTTCCATGGAGTTCTTACAATATTCTATTCTTGAAATGATTAAGGATCGTGTTGTGCACTCGCCCAAATACGAATCCACGACCAAATTTTTCAAAAAGAAGACGCACGTGATTGTATTTTCAAATGAGTATCCCTTATTAAGTAAGATGACACAGGACCGACCGGTTTTTATTAATCGTGAAGGGCATATATACGACTACGATGGGAATTATCCGACAATGGATCAAAACTTGCCACCACCTTAGACACGTCGACAGAGTGGTGTCATCCGGGGTGGCGCACCGACGCAGGAGGGGCGCCACCCCGGATGACACCCATTCTCGTCCCATCGAACCCAGCACTAGACACACGTAATCGAACACCACACTTCCGGGTCAGTTAACCTAACACCCACACTTAGGGTTAGGGTTAGTTTTTGGTTTTTATAATTTAATCATCTTACCTATTGAGGCTCCCGAAGGGAGTGATCTAACGGCGGGCCGTGTCGGCCCGCCTCCACCAGCTTACGGATCCTTGAAGTACGTAGTACTAACAAAGCACATATTCGGACGCTGGGGTTCTTGGTCTATGCCCCACCCTTGTTCCAAGTCAAGTTTGTACCACGTCACTCCCAACCACCACTGACACTGAGGTTTCTTCTGCGCTAGTGTTTTGATACGCATTTCACGATTGATTGCAATATATTTCTTGAATGTTGTCGCATCACCAGATGACGCTGAAAAATTATTTTCCGTTTTGTAGTCTAGTTCGTAAGATTTTGACCAGACCATTTTAGCTGTTTGCCCCTTTATCAATTTTGGGGCATGTTTGTATGGTTCTGGTATGGACACGTAACGAACACCGGCTCCCGTGACTCGGTTATACCATAGAAGTTGTGGCGTGTTCAGTGCATCCATTGCCGAGTAGTCAAACCCGCTGCTTTCATCCTTGAAGACAAAGACGCGGCAACCTATTCTGACGTTGTTGGCTTGGTTACTGATTTGTCCAGCAATCGAAATACCCTTCAGAAAGAAATGATCCCCTGTGAAAAAAGGCTTTTCTTGCGTTGGATCATTTTCAAGGTTATATGTCAACTTGTAGCAATTTGTTTGGAATTGACTTAGAGTTGTAGAGTTGACATCACCATCAGTTGGATTTAAGCCTGTGCTTTCAACGAACCGCTTAGTTTGTGTGGCATTAAGCGCAATTTTGCGCATCGCTGTTTTTAACGATTTACCACTATAACCAGAACGACGCTTACGTGAAGCCCGTGAGAATTTACGGCGTCGACCGTTTTTTGCTGTCATTGACACCCCGCGTTTACTGCGGCGTGCTCCCAAAACGAGACCTCTACGCGGCATGATTCGTTGTCGTTTTGCAGAAACTCTGTCTACGATATCCTCAGCGGTTCGTTTGATTGTCTCTGCTGCCTTACGCTCGACACTACGAACAGCTTGTTTAACCTTGGTTTGAACGTAGTTCTTTGACTTAGTAGTGACGTATTTACGAGCACGATTGACAGCGTATGATGCGAACTCAGAC